CTCGTGTACGAGGGGCTATTAAGGACTACGCAAATAAGGGAACGGTAAAGTCAAAAAAAACCATGGACCTTATTGGGTGTAGCCTTGAAGATTTAAAAAAGCATCTTGAGTCGCAGTTTACAGACGGTATGAGTTGGGATAATCATGGAGAATGGCATATTGATCATATTATTCCCTGTTCCTCTTTTGATTTAAGTCTTACAGAGGATCAAGAGAGATGTTTTTGCTATACAAATCTGCAACCATTATGGGCCTTAGACAACATGACCAAGGGAGCTAAGTATGAAGAAGGGTAGATTCTCTAAAGAAGAGATAACTTTTATTGAAGAGAACATAAACTTCGGTTTTGAGAAAATAGCAACCAAGCTAGACCGAGATCCGGAGTCAGTCTTCGGTTTCATCAAGAAGAAAGTAGCAAAGGGGCAATTTGAGCGTCCAATTTGGATGGAAGAGCCTGCTGGATTAGAAAAAGCAGAGTACGACCTTATATTTAGACCATACTGGATAGAACTACAGCAGCAATTCTCTGAGGACGAGCTAAAGTTATTTCAATACCACTGGGCTAGGATTATTTCCCAATTTAAAGATGATGTTATGCCCACTGAAGAGTTACAGATTGTTGACCTAATCAAACTTGAACTACTTATGAACCGAGATCTTAAATACAACAAGGAGAGCATAGAGCAGATATCCGCCCTAGAGTCTCTCATACTAGTCGAGAGGCAACGGGATGCAGATCAGATAGATAGAGACGACTTGTTTAACATGGAGCGTCAGGTGGCGTCTCTGAAGGCCTCAACAGAATCTCTTAACAAAGACTACAGAGAGTTACAGACCAAGAAGAACTCGATGCTCAAGGAGATGAAGGCGACAAGAGAGCAACGTGTTAAACGATTAGAAGACAGTAAACAGAATTTTACTAGCTGGATGGCTTACTTAGTCGGCAACCCAGAAGTGGCTATGAAGTATGGAGAAGAGATGGAAAAGATGCGATTGGCAATGGAGAAGGAAAAAGAGAGACTTTCCGAATATCATAAATTCTCAGATCAAATGGTAGATCAACCTTTCCTCACACCAGAAACGGTTAAGGAAAAATGAGTATAATAATTGTAGGAAATGGAACTTCTATAACGGATGATAAGAACGGACATAAAATTGATGCCTTTGATACAGTCTTAAGGTTTAACGGCTTCAAGATAAAGGGTTATGAAGAGTATACAGGCATAAAGACAAACATATGGTTTACTGTAAACAGGGCACACATACAAGACATAAATGATTTTGACGAGGTAGTGGTTCACTCTTGGCAGTGGAGTAAAGATCTATGTAAGATCTATAAAGAACTGGCTTCACTTAGAGAGTGCGATAAGACAGAACAAAACTTTGTAAGGGGCAAAATACCTTTGGCAAGTCCCAGTACCGGCATGGTGGCTATATATATGATGCTTGAAAGACATGATAAAGTCTGCATAACAGGATTTGACTGGTGGGACAGAGAAAAACACCATTATGGAGACAATGAAGCTAGAGGGACTTTACATAGACCCAAAGAAGAGTACGGATTGATGCAAGGACTCATTAAACAAAATAAAGTATATTTTCTAGATTAAACGAGGAACAAAATGAAAGCTATTATTTTCGGAGTAACAGGACAAGACGGTAGCCACTTGGCAGATCTACTACTGAGCAAGGGGTACGAAGTCGTAGGTGTTTGCAGAAGATCTAGCACCAACAATACTGGAAGAATCAAACACATTCTTGACAACGACAAACTCAACCTGTCGCAAGGAGACATTACCGATGTTCATAGTGTTATTAATATTCTAAAAGAACACGCGGATGTAGATGAAATCTACAATTTAGCAGCACAAAGTCATGTAGCAGTGTCTTTTAAGCAGCCAGGATTAACTTGGGATATAACAGGAAAAGGCTGTTTGAATATTTTGCAGAGCATGATAGACCTTAATTTGTTAAAGGCAAGATTTTACCAAGCCAGCTCTAGTGAGATGTACGGTAAGAATTACGACACAGACAGAGAACAACATAAATTTCAAGACGAAGAAACAAAATTTTTACCTCAAAGCCCATATGCGATAGCCAAATGTGCGGCTCATCACATGACTAGACTATTTCGTGAGGCTTATGATATTCATGCCAGCTCCGGTATATTATTTAACCACGAAGGCCCGAGACGAGGTGAAACATTTGTAACTAGAAAAATAACAAAATGGATTGGCGACTTTGTAAAGAGTGGTAAATCTAAAGACTTTCCCAAGCTGCGTCTAGGAAACTTAGAAGCATTTCGTGATTGGGGGTATGCGGGAGATTACGTGGAAGCGATGTGGATGATGCTTCAACAGGACAATCCAGAAGATTATGTCATCTGCACGGGAGAAACACATACTATTCGTGAGTTCCTAGACGTGGCGTTTAAACATGTTGAGATAGACGATTGGTCTGAACATGTAGTCCAAGATCCGGATTTTTATAGACCTGCGGAGGTGGATTACCTTAGAGGGCGTAACCAGAGAGCAAAGGAGAGACTAGGATGGAAACCAAAAAATAGCTTTGAAGACCTCGTAAAATTAATGATGGACCATGACCTAGAAAATTAATATATGAAGATATACAAGGTTTACATGGACTTGTCCTTGGTGATGCCAAGGCTTAAAGGGTTTGACTTAGGTGAGTATTCCAGTAATTTTCCCACCATATTTGTTGAAGCTAGAGATCCTGACGAAGCTTGTCATTTATCCTACTACAAATTAGTAGAAATAATGCTTAAGCAAGACGGGTCTCCAGCGACAAGTGCGTTAGCAAAAGAAATCTTACTCGATATAGCCATTAGAAAGATTGAGGTGCCACAATAAAAAGAGACTATAACGACCCAGTGTATAAAGAGTGGAGGAAAAGGGTATTAGCAAGAGACGGACGCAAATGCCAGATGCCACAATGCAAACATAAAAAATTTTTACAAGTACATCATATACAAAAATGGTCTTCTGCATCTACACTTAGATTTGAGATAAACAACGGGATAACACTTTGTGCGAGGTGTCACAAAGAAGTAAACAGAAACGAACACTTTTATGAATCATTATTCTTAGAGATAGCGAGAAAGAACAGTGGCTAAGTCCAAACCCTTTACAATTATAAAAGATACGAGAGAACAAGAAGGCTATACTTTCGAGCCGAGTAGCTCTAGGTATCATACCTGCAATGGAATGATTAACAGAAAACTTGACACGGGAGACTATAGTATTGAGGGGTTAGAAGATAAGCTGTGTATAGAAAGAAAAGCCAGTGTCGTAGAGTTTGCTAACAATGTTGGACACGACCAAGTGAGGTTCTTAAAAGAGATAGAGAGAATGAAGGAATTTCCATATAGATTTATGATCTTTGAGTTCTCATTAACGGATCTCATGAATTTTCCAGAAGGATCAAGCATACCAGAAGCAGACTGGGGAAAACTTAAGGTTACAAATAAATTTATGTTAAAGACAATAATGGAGTTTCAGCTTTTTAGTGACGTCCATGTTCTATTCTGCGACTCCAAGAAGAATGCAAAATGGGCAGTTTTGAGTATTATAAAGAGAGTCAATGAACTTTTCTGATACCAAGGAGGCTTCTACTATGGTGACATCGGACACTCTGTCTGACATACAATCTTACGGCATCGACCTCAAGAGTAGGGAAATCTACCTACATGGATATGTTGCAAACACAGAAGACGATCCGGGCGTGGACTATAAAATGGCGTCAACCTTCTATAAAAATATAAGAATTTTAGATAAGATTTCTAAAGACCCAATAATTATACATATGCATAGTGTAGGTGGTAACTGGAATGACGGAATGGCTATTTATGATTCCATAATCATGTGCAAATCTCTCGTTACAATAATAGTTTACGGTCAAGCAGAATCAATGAGTAGCATTATCTTGCAGGCAGCAGATAAAAGAGTCATGATGCCCAACGCTTATTTTATGTGTCATTTTGGATCCACCGGCATCTCGGGAAATTTTCTAGATGTTCAAAAAGGTGCGGCTTTTGAAAAAAGAATGACGGAATCAATGTTGAACATGTATTCAGAATCTTGCGTCAATGGTAAATATTTCAAGGATCACTATTCAAACCCTGATCACGATAAGACCAAAAACTACTTAAAAAGAAAATTTAAGGATGGCGATTGGTACCTAGATGCCAACGAGTCTGTATATTACGGATTTGCCGACCTAGTACTAAACACGAGAAAGTTTTCCTCGATAGATAGTTTAAAATAAAGGGTGAGTAAGCTAATGGAGAGCCCTTATAAACCACCAAAATCAGATCCTCCAGAAACCGAAGAGACAGACCCAGATTTAATGTACAGGGATTGTTTCGCCTACGGAATAATGGCTTTAGCCTTGTTCTACACGATAGACACAATAGTCAGGTTTGTTCAAAGGTTAGATAGATTATGAGTGAATTTAAGAGTATAGACGAGGCTTGGCTAAATTTAGACATAGGCGACGATAAGCTTTTTAACCCATTTAGCTTTGTAAATTTTAATGATGACGATTACCATTATAAAATGCTTTGGTTAATGACTAGGCCGGAGTATTTCTCGTTCTTATGTAAGCAGATATTTAATATAAACATCCTCCCCTCTCAGGCTTTATTCTTGTGTGAGATGTGGGATAGAAGATTTCCCATGCTGATAGCTAGTCGTGGTTTTGGTAAATCTTTTATACTATCTCTATACGCACTAATGCGTGCCTTGCTGTTACCAGAACGAAAAATAGTGGTTGTAGGTGCGGCTTTTAGGCAGTCTAAGGTTTTATTTGAATACATGGAGACGATTTGGAACAACGCTCCAATACTTAGAAGTCTATGCGATGTCAATAGTGGGCCAAGGCGAGATGTTGACCGATGCGTTATGCGTATAAATAAGTCTCGCGTGACTTGCCTACCTCTGGGCGATGGACAAAAGATTAGAGGCCAACGTGCTAACGACATTATTAGTGACGAGTTTGCATCAATACCTAGGGATATTTTCGAAACGGTAGTCGCTGGCTTTGCAGCTGTAACGGCTGATCCAATAGAAAATGTAAAAAAACTAGCAGCCAAAAAGAAGGCTGAGGAGCTAGGTATACAACTTGAAGTACAGTCAGATTCAATAATTGAGCAAAAGAATAACCAAATTATCCTTTCAGGCACAGCCTATTACGATTTTAACCATTTTGCTGAA